ATACTATGTAAGATTACAGTATAAACTTGTTTTTGAAAAGCGTGAGCCTGTTGTTTTATGTGGTCCGGTGCCTCATTAGAATAGTCACAAATTTTCTTCGTAGCTTGTGCGGCCCAAAACTCGGGTGAGTGGCCTTCGTTTTCTGTTGAGTGAACAGAAATACTACCCATTTCAAAAGGACTTTCAACACTCATCCTTTGTAGGGCTCCGGTGGTGCAACATCTTCATTGATTTTAAGACCGTACTGTTCAAGCTCTTCGTTAATCTCATCATAAGGGCCTATTATAAACTCACCCTCATGTGGTATTGCAACCAATGGTTTTTCTAATCTATGAAAACCATAAAGTTTTTCAGTTGCCGGGACGTTTGAATCTAATACGGTGGATCGTCCACTGATACCGACTAAGATATCATTTTCCATACACTTGCTAATCCAAAATTCAACGCATGCACGGCCCGCCTCCGCAAAGTGCATATTTTCTTTATAAGAAAAATCTATACCAAACAGATCTATTCTGCCAACCTGGCTCCATAATGCGTAAGCGATAGAATAAGCCACGGTATTATTTAGATAAGCGCATTTTGCAAAATCGCAAACTTCTTTAACAGGAAATAAAACAGGGTTTTTTAGTCTTTCGTCAAGCTCACATGTAAAAACAGGTGTGTTAGTTTTTGATAAAAGTCTTTGCATGACGTTGGTTTGTTTGCCTGCATCATCCGAATCGAAGAACCTGCTTGCTGGATCCAGCATAAATATTTTGTGACATGGATAAGTGGCCCCTGCTGAATTTATGCACCACACTTCGTCCCAGGTTCTACCGTTTTGTAAACCAATAGCAAAATCTACTTGGCTAATTCCTAAGCCAACTATAGCTATGTTTTTACCTTTTAAATGTTCTTCTGGTTGTTGTTTGCTTGATTCTTCAAATATTGTCACTAACTTACGCCGGTGCGTAATAGATCATATCTGTATTCGTCCCTGGTACCTCTACCTTCGGAAAGATTTTTCATCCTCGCTACCGCCTCCTTGAAACGCCCCTCAAACTGGGTAACGACATCAAGTGGCTCTTTTAGAAAAATCGCCCCTTCTACTAACGTGCCATACAACAATGCGTCTGGGAAATCCGTAGACAAGAATGTTGTGCCGCTGTCACTACCGCTCGTTAAAGATGCTGGTTTATGTAAATAATGCAACTCTACCGTATAATTACTGTCCGGTACAGGTGCAACCTCGAAAGCTGTGTCGTCAAACAAAGAGTAATATTTTGGTTTACCCGTTGTAGTTGTAGTGGGTGAATATTCTTTGATAAATGACGAATGTTTAAAATCTAAATAATCGTATGTGTCTGAGCTAATAATAGCCAAACTAAATGGTGCATAAAAGTCTGTGGGTGTTGCTAAAAATCTATTACTTGATGTTAAAGTGCCTTGCACATTTTTTCTTTGCTTGGGTAGTTGAACCAGGCTAAATATACGATCTTCGGCCTCAGTAATAAAAGTAGGTAGCTGTGTCGTAAACGTTGACTCAGAAACTTGTAAATAGTCCTGGACAGCTGTTTTCAATGTTCCTAATGTAAAACTCATGTTGTTGTTACCGTAACAGAACCCACACCCGATGTTAAACCAAAGGTAGTAAGCTCATTGCCTAACTTACCGTCACCAACGTTAGTGTAAACAACAAAAAAATTGTTGTCATCTTTTTCCTCTGGTCTTGCATTTCTTAAAGCCTGTGGATCTTGCGGGACCGGTCTTGGCATTAGTTGAGGGTGTTTTGGATCGAATTGATCTGGGCCAACGAGCAGGCCATCCCAGGTTTTTCGCATATCCTTTAGCTTATAGCGAAAACCTGTTATGTCGCAGATACCGTAAGCATATTTACCCGATGCAAAAGCCATTATGCGTTGTTATAACTCCTAATATCTGGTGAGATTCTAAATGACGCTCTATCCTCGTCGGTTGATAAAGCTCTTGTAAATTCTTCTTCGTAAAGACTTTTCAGCATCGCTGTTTTTTCTGGGGCCCGTTTAATTGAAATGTAATAAGCTAGACCCGCCGCCAGGCAAGGATAAAACCTAAATGGTAAATCTAATGTGTTCGTTCCTGCGTCTGAATCATCCATTCTGGTAAGCACGTTCATAACCACAGTGTAAGTGCTGGATTTATCTGGTGCGGGCCAGACTGAAATTTTAGGCGTAATTTGCTTGTTTACAAAAAATTGATTTGGTTTACCGGTAGATGATTTATTAACAATGTGTGAATATTCAGCTCTGCTAAGTCTAGTCATAGGCAAATCACTTGTCTCAGAGCTAATGGTTTCGCGTATAAACACGTCTAATACATCTATTGGTGCTGTACCATTGGTACTATCAATCGTGTATTCTGTCGTGTCTTTTACCATAGCTACAGTTTTTTGAGCTATAGTCCATTGATTTAGGCCTCTATTGGCCCACTCAGCCAACATAAGATTTAAACTTCTGTTTGCAGATTTGAGATCATACCCTGTTCGCATTTCCAAACCGCATCTTTCAAAAGCCTCTTCGATGTATTCACCGACATCTAGTTCAAAGTCTTTGCTGTTAGATGTTGCCATTAATCCTCCGTATCATTATACAGGTTATCGAAAACCCGATTTACGTCTAAGGTATAGTCTAAATCAGATTTTGAATAATGTATATGAGCAGAGGGTCGGAAGTCGGGTGCGCCTTCGCCATGTGTAAACCAAGCTGGGTGTGTAACCCGAACACGATTATTAGGCAAAGCCACTATGTTTCCTGTCCACTCACCTGCATCTAAAAGCTCCATGACGTGACTTTGTTTGTGTTGTGCTGGATCATCCGCGATCTCGCTTTCAGTATAGTCAACCGTAAACATGTATTTAGCTGG